ATGTTCGTAGGCCTGTAATCACTTTTTTCATAGTGTTCTCCTGTTTCTATAAGTTTTGGATGCTTGAGGAATAGCAATACCCCGTGTCTTTTCACGGCGTCAAGTACCTTTGGTACCCGTCAGTAGTCTGTCTCCTACTGTCAATCGCTTGTAAGGCATGTGATAATGCCCATAGTCTATCCTATGTGTCTGTGTGTGGTTAAAATCGCTGTTTAAAGTTCTTTTAACACTGTTATTTATATAATACTCCTACATTGTACACGTTATATGAGCAGAAATCAACGGTATTTTTTGCATACTCGTTATGCATTACATGCATGACAAAAGTCTTGACAAAATCTAAAATCAATGTTACATTATAAATAACTTTGGAACAATCCTGTTCCGTGGCAGGCATCGTTGAGCCTGCTCTTATTATGTGAGCGACGGGGTAAAGCCGTCAAGCAGAGGAGATAACAAATGGACGCACTCACCTTATGGATGGCAATCGGATTCTTATTCGCGGCCTATTCAGTAATTGCAAACGATAGTGTACAAACTCTTGGTACATGGATTGCATCAAATAACGACAAATTTAATTGGAAGATTATGTGGACAGCCGCTTCGGCTGTTTTATTATATACACTATGGTACGGATGGTACATGAACGGTGGAGACATCAGTTATGGACGACTAAACAAAATTCCGTTCCAAGAGATACAATGGTATCATGCAATGGCACCAGCACTATTATTATTACTAACACGTATAGGTGTGCCAGTTAGCACATCCTTTTTAGTATTAAGTGCTTTCGCAAGTACGTTTGTATTAGAGAAGATGCTTATGAAAAGCATGATGGGTTATGCTGTCGCGGCAGTTGCGGCATACGCTATTTGGATAGTAGTTAGTAGACTACTTGATGAAGCAAAGCCTGTCAAAGAAGAACATAAAAAACGATGGCGAATAGCACAATGGATTACTACAGGCTTCCTGTGGTTTACTTGGCTAAGTCATGACATGGCAAACATCGCAGTATTCCTACCAAGACAAATACCATGGGACCTAATGATTCTAATTAGTCTTGTGTTTGTAATAGGACTAGGATATATGTTTAAAGAAGGTGGAGGAAAGATACAAAACATTGTTATTGAAAAGCACAACACAAGATACGTTCGTAGTGCTACAATTATTGATGCAGTGTATTGGTTAATTTTATTCTTCTTTAAAGAACTAAACGATATACCTATGTCAACAACTTGGGTGTTCGTAGGACTACTATGTGGACGTGAACTTGCTATGGCAACAGTGACAGGCAAGCACAAGTTCAAGACAGTATTTCCTATGGTTACCAAAGACTTTTTAAAGATGATGATAGGACTAGGTGCAAGTGTAGGAGTTGTACTTGCAATACATTATGTAATCGTTCCAAACGGTTATTAATATTGAAAGGGTTGTGTTCAACGGCACAACCTTTTCTCTTGACATATATAGTAGTGATGCTATAATTAGTTTATACATTGTATTAATGGAGACTACTGTTGAAAATAGGAATAGCAGGCTATGGGTTTGTAGGCAAGGCACATGAACTTATTCTAAAAGACTACCACGATCTTATTATATATGACCCTGCACTAGGATACTACGGTGACCTAAGACATGCAGATGCAATTATTATTTGCGTAAGCACACCAGAAGGATCACATGGCGGATGTCATATGGACAATGTATACTGTATTGTTGAAGACAATCCTAATGTACCTATATTAATTAAAAGCACAATTTCAGTAGAAGGTTGGAAAATGTTACAGCATGTGTTTCCGCATACTGATATTGCATTTAGTCCTGAGTTCCTACGTGCGGCGCATTGGGAAACAGATGCACAACTGCAAGATAAAATTTATGTAGGAGGTAAGAACACAGGCTTTTGGGCAGATATTTTTATTACAGCATTAGGTAAGATTGATGTAGAGATTGCAAAACCAGAAGAATTAATTACAGCAAAGGCAGTAAGAAATAGTTTCTTAGCACTAAAAGTTAGTTTCTTTAATCAAGTATATGATTATTGCAAAGCACAGAATATAGACTACGACTCAGTTGCAGACGTTGTTGGAGACGACAGCAGGATAACAAGGAGTCACACACAAATTACAGAAGAACGAGGCTTTGGAGGACATTGTTTCCCTAAAGACGCAAAGGCATTTACTACAAGTGCAAAACAACAGGGCGTTGAATTGAGTATACTTGACGCCGCCATACAATATAACAACGACATAAGAAAGGGAACCACTTGAAAATGAAAATCATCACGGGAAACGCTAACCCGAAATTAGCACAAGAGATCGCAGAGCATTGTTTTGCTGATCTTGTTCCAGCAACAGTTTCTACATTTGCGGACGGTGAGACTAGTGTAGAGTTTAATGAGAACATTCGTGGAGAAGATGTTTTTATTGTTCAAAGCACAGCAATGCCAGTTAATGATAGTTTAATGGAACTGTTGATAATGATTGATGCCGCAAGACGTTCAAGTGCAAGTAGAATTACAGCAGTCATTCCTTACTTTGGTTATGCTAGACAAGATCGTAAGAGTGCTTCACGTACACCTATCACAGCAAAACTAGTTGCTAACTTATTAGTTACAGCAGGTGCAGATAGAATCCTTACAATGGATTTACACGCAGGACAGATACAGGGCTTCTTTGATATTCCAGTAGACGACTTAACAAGCCGTGTTGTATTTGCTAAAGACATTGGACGTAACGTCAACACAACAGAAGGTGCAGTGTTTGTATCACCAGATGCAGGTGGAGTTGTTCGTGCTAGAAAATTTGCAGACATGTTCCATGCAGACATTGCTATAGTAGATAAGATGCGTCCGTCAGCAGGCAAAAGCGAAGTCATGAACTTGATCGGCGATGTTAAAGGTAAACACGCCATTCTGGTTGATGACATTGTTGACTCAGGTGGCACACTATGTAATGCGGCCAAAGCAATTATGGATGCAGGTGCGTTGAGTGTTAGAGCATATATCACACACGGAGTACTATCAGGTGAAGCATGTACAAAGGTTGAGAAGAGTGTACTACAAGAATTAGTAGTTACAGATACTATTGCAGACCGTTGTCCTAAGAACTGTAAAAAGACACGACAGGTTAGTGTTGCGCCTTTGTTCGGTGAAGCAATGCGTCGAGTTACAAACGAGGAATCGGTCAGCAGTTTATTTGTGTAAAACATTCGAAGTTGGCGCTAACATTTTGTTATACTGTAAATACATTATGTAACAAGGAGAAGCCGATGTGTTCACCTGAAGACCGTAAAGAAGCCAATAGACTGTTTTGGATAGTCAAAGGCCACTTAATCCCCGAACAAGAACCAGACTATATTGTAGAAGGTTATCTTAAAAGTTATTTCAAACGCTTATGGAATAATGAATCGGGGTGTATGGAACTGTATGAAGAAGGATTTGAACGAGCATATAACGAACGCCTAGACAGACAAAATAATGAATACTTATTAGATATTAATAATGTTGCTGTCTTAGGCGGTCATTACGATTAGTCTAAGTTAGATATATGTTTGATGTATTCAGTCATTGAGTGATCGCCAAAGTTATCTACTTTGCCTTTCTTGATACCCATCCACATGCCACGTAACCTGTCTTTGAACATTTGCCATCCAGTTGGTTTCCTGTATTTGCCATAAGCATTTAAGTAATGTTGTTCACCGTGATGTACATAACCCATAATGGCAAGAGGAACTGTCGTTACTATATCGTTATTGTTCTTCCAACGATGATGCACTATATTCAAACTATTGCAATATCCCTTCCAACCTACACGTGGCGAACCAAATGTATACAGTTCGATTGGATCGTTTAGTTCTACGTTATGTTTACAACGACTTGTCATAATAGTAGCCATTGCCGCACCTAAACTATGTCCACAGAACCAAAGTGTCTTGCCTAAGTTTGCTTTACGTAAGATATCTTCTTGTATAGACGGCCACAAGTCATCTACTTCGTCTTTAAAGCCTCTGTGTACTCTACTAACAGTTTCAGCCATTACCGGCAATGCTTTCAAATCAGCCTTTAGATCATTAAACTCAGTAGGTTGTGTTCCCCTACATGCAATAACAATATCAGTCTTATTCATAAAGCGATATGCTTGTGCCCCATCATTCTCATAAAATTCCACAGTTGTGAACCCTAATTTCTTTACTTGACTTTTTGCTTCTTTTATGTTATTATAAGAAATACTAGCAAGTTTAGCAAATAACAGGGAACGTTCTTTGAAATTCAGTTTATCTATTGACATACGTCCTTCTCCTAAGTTTATTAAACTATTTATTCGTGTGCTAAATACTGTAACGGAGTAACTAATGAAAAAACGTACTAGAAGCATATTGCAAGAATTGAACACAGTTGGGCGTTCACAGAAAAACAATGACCACTTAATTGAGGCTACTGGCAACAATATTATTGAAAGTGCGATAAACTTATTAAATACAATTGCTGAACAGTACGATGACGCAACTGCTAACGAGTTAGAACGTAGATTTTTAAATTCAATAAGAACTGGTGATCCACGTAAGTTTAAGCGAGTAATGTCAAAAGTAATGGAATCTAAAAAATGAAAATAACTGAACTACTAAATGAAGCACCTAAGAAAACTAAAGACAAAGATGATAGTTGGGTAAAGAAAGCCGACGATGCAGTACGCGGTAGTTTTCCTATGAAAGCAATACAAACTATGCAAGGTGCAATTGGTAGACCTGGACCTGCTGAGATCAAAACGAAAAAAACAAAAGATGTTAAAGTAATTAAAAAGAAAAATGATAAAGCAAAAACTTATAAGAAACCAGTACAAAGTAGAAATGATAAAATTAATCCTAACAACATTCCAACAACAGCAGGCTTTATAGACAAACGTACTGATGTTAGTTACGAATACGAAAGAGATAGAGACCTTTGGATACCAAGGAAGAATAACGAGCAACCATTATCAGGACGTGATGGAGCAATGCGTTACAATAAAGCAGACAGTGAAAAACGTTACTACGTTAAAGAAACTATTATTAAAGAAGGCGGTAACATTTTCCAAGGTACAGCAGACTTTGATCAAAAACTTATTCCAGACATGATGAAACAAATTAATAGTGTAATGGCCAAGACAGGCGTTAAGGCATTACCAATTGGATCAGGTGCATCACCACAAGCAGGCAAGATGAGCGGTGACTTGGATATGATTGCAGATGCAGGACAACTTATCAAGAAGTTTAATGCACCAGATGTTAAGACTGCAAAAATAGAACTAGAAAAAATGTTCCAACAAGCAGGATATGAAACTAAAAAGACAGGACAAATTGTACATGTAAAAACTACAGTAGGTGATGTCCCACAGCAAGTAGACATTATGGTTGTTGACAATGGCGAGACTGCAAGTAAGTTTCACGTACATGACATACCAGGTGGTTCACCTTACAAAGGTGTACACAAACAAATTATGATTGCTGACTTAGCAAAGGATGCCGGATTCAAGTGGAGCCCTTACAAAGGATTAGTAAGTAGAGAAACTAACGAACTTGTAAGCAACGACTTAGATAACATTGCAAAGCAATTGATAGGTGCCAATGCAACAGCAAAAGATTTAGGATCAGTAGAAAGTATTCTAGCAAAGATGCCAAGTGCAAAAGAAATTGTTGATCGCCAAGAAGCAGATCCAAATAGTGCTTGGAACAAAAAGAAAATACAAACACAAGAAAATGAGATAGTAAATGCGTTACGTAGAATTTAAAGTATTAAAAGAAGCAGAAGCACGTATTCAACATGCAGAAGATATTATCTTCTGGGAAGGTAGTGCTGGAGCAATGCGAGTGTTGCAATCATTACGCAACATGGCAAAGGATGATCACAAGAACGTTACACTTAAATGGGATGGATCACCTGCACTTATATTTGGTCGTGATGACAATGGTGAGTTTATATTTACAGACAAGGGTGGCTTCACAGCAGTAAAGACAGATGGAAGAGCCAAAAGTCCAGATCAACTCAAAGACATATTACTCAGCCGTAGTGGAGGCAAACTTAGAGACGATCCAGGTAGAATAGCATTTGCAGATAAGATGGCAACTATTTTTAGTTTGTATGAGAAAGCAGTTCCAAAAGACTACAGAGGATATTTCAAAGGCGACTTGTTATATTACACAACACCAGAAGTAAAAGACGGACACTATACATTTACACCACAGACAGTAACTTATAATATTGATACAAAAAGTGACTTAGGAAAACGTATTGGTCAAAGCATTACAGGCATTGTAATACACAGAGAAGTAGACGACAAGGGCGATGAAGGACCATTTACAAACAGCAAAATATTTCGAGGCAAAGAAGTATTTGTAGTTCCGAGTGTAACAACAGTTGCACCAGTAGAAGTAGATACATCAATATTAGATAACACAACAGCAGTAGTAAAACAAAACGCACAAGGCTTAGATGCAATGCTTGACAAGCCTAGCCTAAGTGCAAAACAACTAACAGATTTACCTAAAATATTTTATACATACATCAACAGTAAAGTTGATACAGGATTAGATAACTTAGGCGGTGATTTTAGTAAATGGTTACAAACTGCTAAGATTAGTGAAAAGAAGAAAGCCAATGTACTTGCATACATTAAAGAACATATGGATCATTACAAAGCGATGTGGAACATTGTTACTGCAATTATGCAAGCAAAGGACGATATTATTGCTAAGTTTGACGGCCAGGGTGGAGATGTCAAACAGTCAATAGGGGACCAGCCAGGTGGTGAAGGATATGTATTAGCAGATCCTCAAGGCGATATGAAACTAGTACCACGCAAAACATTCTCTGCCGCAAATAGAGCAGTAGAAAGATAAGGAAAATAAGATGAAAATTAATGAGTTATTAAACGAAAGCCCATATGATACAGATCCAAAACTTATGCCGTATGTAAAGATGGGGCAAATGATTGCATCAGCATTAGAGCCATCAAGTGGCATTAAATGGGAAGATGAAGAATTTAACAAAGCGGCCGCACTAGGTTCTGCATTTGGTAAACTTGGATCTGCATTTGGACCTAAGAAACCAAGCGAAGCATTAAAGCAAGCAAACGTTGATGTTGACATGGCTAAAGCAATTATTGCTAAAGTAAAAGCCGCTAATGTAAAGCCAGGCGCAGGCGTTAAAGATCCAGAACCAGAAGCACCAGAAGAAGATTAAAAACACATGATGGAATTCATTAAGGATATGCATGAGAGTCGAATGACTCGAGGTACAGGTACACTTACAACTCTAACCTATACGGATTGTTGTGAGCGATTGTATCTTAGTGTGTTGGTACTAGAAGCATTAAATCAATATGCTTACTTTAGAAACACAGCACGAGAATATGCAAAACGTACTACAGGATACGATACATTCAAAGCCTACAGAATGAGTGGCACAGATTTATATAATCTTGCTTATTTTGTTAATGGCGATGATGCAGTATTAGATAAGTTAAAAGATCCAACAGCGGCTAAGAGAGCGGCTGAGCGAACTACGCTACCTGTGATGCAACTTAATGGATATCTTAAAAGTGTTGCTAACGGCACAAGTTATCCTCAAGTACCACAATTCCTTATCAAACTTGAGAGTGCATTAAAAATTACTAATACAGACTATAAATTAGTCCGTAGAAATCTTACACGTTATAGATCACTAAGCACTAAAGACAAACAAAATACTATTACAAGACTATTAATTGCGGCTAGAGCAAAACTACGTACTAGTGATTTAATAGATGATCTTAGTAAACTAGCGGCTACTAACGACTTAGAAACTGCAAGAATAGTAGACAATGAACCTAAAGTAAGTGTACCGGATATTAGTACAACAGCACGTGATGTAAATTTATATCGTTATATTGTAGGCACAGAAAACATAATGCGTACTAAAAACTTCTTAGATCTAGCAAAACAAGGCAAAAGTGTACCTAGTCAATTTGTACAAGGCTACGTACCGGCGGTTAAAATGCTGGATGATATCGTACAAGCAGGTCCTGCATACATAAATCTCCTAAGATCACTACATCAGAGAGCCAAAAAGAGCCGTAAGTAGGTGGTTTTTGTTCTCTGTGGTAAATACATATAACAACTTCGTAGAGAAACGAAATTGGTCATTAGAGAAACTATAGGAGAAATAAAATGGCATCAGTAGCAAGAGTAAATCAAGACGGACGTGATCATGGCGTATCATATTCAACAGGACAAGTAACAGGCATCGAAATTGATGCAATTGTATCATTAGCGGCAAAAGACGGCATCGACGGAGCATTGGCTCAAATCGTTGCTGAGTTTTCACCGTTACTTTACATCTCAAGCGGTACAGCAGGCAAAGTTTTAGCAATCGTAGACGGACATCACCAGGATGCGGCGTCAATGACTGCAAGACTACAAAACATGGGAACAGTAGATGGCGTTGACTTGTCAGCATCAACAGTTGTTA